ACGGTGACGCGAGGCTGGCCGCCTGCCCCCTGCCCCCTGCCCCCTTTTCGGGTTGTTGCGGGCTGTTTGTAGCGGCGCGCGAAATTCGCGGAGCGCGCGCTTGATAAATCATAGTGGCAGATGTTGCTACTGTCGCAACATAGTTGCCGCATCCGTAATGGTCGACTTCCCACGACGCGGCTCGCTATGCGTCCATCACCACGACATCACCACCAATTCCATGCGCTTTGCACCCTTGCCCGCGGTGCCGTTGCCCATCGTGTAGGTGATCGGGATCTGCTCGGTCCGGAAGCCACGGAACACCCGGCGCATCTCGGGGTGATCGTTGATCGACAGCATGACCTTCCCCTTCGCCGTCCGCATCACCTCAGCGATCGCCTCGTACTGCTCAAGCCCAAACGTCACGCCATACCCTTCAGTGTCCCAATAAGGCGGGTCGCAGTAGTGCAGCGTGTGCGGGCGGTCGTAACGCTGGATGCACTCGCGCCAGGGCAGGTGCTCGATGAACACCTGAGCCAGGCGCAGGTGGGCGGCTGACAGTTCTTCCTCGATGCGCAGCAGGTTGATGCGCGGCGTCGCGGTTGTGGCGGTGCCATAGCTGCGGCTGCTGACCTTGCCGGCGAATGACGATCGCTGCAGGAACAGGAACCGCGCTGCGCGCTGGACGTCGGTCAGGGTCTCGGGGCGTTGCATCTGCGCCCAATCGAACATCTTGCGGCTCGCAAGCGCCCACTTGAACTGGCGGACAAGCTCTTCCAGGTGATGCTGGACCACGCGGTACATGCACACCAACTCGCCGTTGATGTCGTTGATGACCTCCACCTTGGCTGGCTCACGCGCAAACAGCAGTGCGGCGCCTCCAGCGAATGGCTCGACGTAGCACGTGTGCTCCGGCATCAGGCCGATCAGTCGTGCTGCCAGGCGGCGCTTACCACCAGGCCAAGGAATTACGGGTTTCGCTGCGGGAAACAATGTTGCATCTGTCACAACAGCACCTCGGTGTGTAGCCTCGGCCCAGCCCGTCGACGGGTGGTGGAGCCTTGGCTCGACATGCTGCTCACTCAGCGTTGAGAGTGTCCGCCGGGCTGTTGACGCAGCTCGGCGGACGCTCCACTTTTGTTACATCAATTCGGCCAACTCAACCCCGGTCCACTGATACTCATCGCCGCCCATCTCCTCGATGCGGCCAGTGTCGCTGAAGTGCCCGTACACGCCCAGGCGGTGCATGACGTGTGCAGACAAGGCGCCGGCACGGTTCAACGTGCGCGGGAACAGCGCGATCGGTTCGGTGGTGCCAACGCGGTACAGTAGTTGCTGAACGTCCAGAACGGTTGGGTCGGTCTCATCGCCGTATGCATACTCGAACGGGATATGCACCGCGCGCCCTCCGAAGACTCGCCGACGCTTACGCCGCCGCGGATATCCCTGATTGCCTTCGCTAAGACCCATGCGTCCCAAGTCATTTTGCTTCTGCCACCAGCTGGCCTCCAGACCGCGCGGAAGCGTCCACCAAGGGCTAAGCCACAGCGCGCCGGGGGTAAATGACAGCGTGCCGCCGCCGGAACCAAACGATGCGCTGACAGTCAGGATGACGTCGTAGGCGTCATCGATTTCCGTGTCCAGCAGCTTCCACAAGTGCGACGGAAAATCATCGCTGGGACGCTCGTACACGGTAAGTGGCTCATCGGACAGCGCGCCGCCGCTGGCCTTCGCGATGGTGATCGACCAGTTGATCGCCGTAGCGCCCGGCGCGCTGACGGTGTAGTTCAGCAGGCCGATCAGTCGTATCGCCACGGCACTGCCGGAGTCGACAAACCAGTGTAGGCCCACCGTCGCCGCGCCCTCGCCAGCAGTCGTATCCGTCAGCGTCACGCGTTTTGATAGCCGCATGTCCTGTAGCGCAGTCAGCGCGCCCGCAGTGACCGTACCAGGCCCGAACGTCTCCAGCGTGGCACTGGGCGTCGTAAAAACATGATTCCGCCACCCCATCCCAAAATTGCTCATATCGTCCTCATCAGTCCACCGCGCTGCCCCAGCAGCGCAGGTTCACCAGGTCATCGCCCGCGATGCCCTCGACCGCGACGACGCGAAGCGGCCTGCCGGCGTCGCAGCCGAAGCGGTCGTAGGTCAGCGTGATCAGGTCGCCCGGGTTGAGTGTCGCGGCCTCGGTGCGGCTCAGGAACACCGGCACCTTGTAGAACCTGCGCGGCAGTCCGGCCGGGTACAGGTCGGCGAGGTAGTCGGCCGCGGCTTGAATGTCGGTCGCGTCGTCGAGCAGCGTCGCAATGCTGGTGTCGGACTCGCTCGACACGGCAGCGCCGGCGCGGTCGCGCAGCTCGATTCCGACCGGGTCGGTTGCCGTGCGGCGGATGCGATAGTCAGCGGTCAACAGTGCGCGGTCGGCGTCGCTGATTGCGTCGGCGAGTTCGCCTTCGCCGTACCGATACCAGTTCCGCGCCCCGGCGACCGTCGTCGACAGTCCCGGCGCGAGGTCCGGCTCGATCTCGATCTCGCCGGCAAGCTCGGTGGTCGTGATCTCGAGCTCGGGTGTCCCGACTTCCGGGGGCTGTAAGTAGCCGACCGAGATGCGTCCGAGTCGGTCGATGAACATCCAGCCGTACACGCTGTCCAGCACGCGCTGGAGCACGTCGCCGACACGCTCGGCGCTGTCGGCCCAGTAACTGACCGCCCACGGCCGCGCGGCGCGCAGGGCGGCGATTGAGTCGGCGTCGATCTGGCTGGCGCCGATGCCCGCGCGAGCCAGCAGCAGTTCGACGACGTCGGCAACGTCGCCGCCGGCCCCGACGCGGTCAAGCCGGACGTTGTCCACGACCGCCGTCGCTGATTCGTCAGCGATAGCCGCGACGCGGATAAACAGTTTGCCGGCAGATGGGGCCACAAACGTGCCAGATAGCGCATGAGTCCCGGTCACGTAGGCAACCAACAACTGCACGTATTCGGCCGGCGTCAGCGAGTCCGGCCGGAACTGCACCTGCACCAGCGCGTTCGGGCTGGTGCTGATGGTAACGTCGACGTCGAGCGCGTAGCTGTAGGACTGCCCAGCCTTCAGTGCGGTCGGGAAAGAAAAGTCGATGTACGGGAACGGCGTCGATGCACCCGTGCCGTCGACCTCCAGCAGCGCCGTTCCGGCGTCCCATGTTGCCGACGCGGTGCCGCCGCCTGACGTCTCAGTCGCGACGGTCCAGTCGAGGATGTCGGTCGCGAAGTCGCCCTCGGCCGCGCCGATGATCGACTCCGAAGCGAACGTGGTCGCGCTGACGTCGGCGACGACGCGCCCGATTGGAGTTTGCAGTAGCTCGATTCCGGTGCGCGGCGGATCGGCGATGCGGTAGCCGTCGCCGGGCAGCGTCCCAAGGTCCAGCGGGAACCCCATGTCGCGCACGGTGACGATGTCGAAAGCGTCGCTGTCGTGGCAGTCGTATTCGTAGTCCACTTCATTGACCAGCACGACCGGGCATGACAGCGGGTTGCCGATGGCGATGGGCTTCGGCCGGCCGACAATGGTCGCCGCGCCGTCGCCGGTTGCGTACAGGTCAGACTGCAACGGGATTTCCAGTCGCGCCATGATGTCGCCGGCAACCACCCGCGCGGTCTGCTCGCCTCGCGCCTCGATGCCGGTCACCACCGCGCTGGCGATCTGCGTCGCCGCCGACATCGACTGGTCCTGATCGACAACGTAAACCGCGATGCTCGCGTCTGCCTGCGAGTCGACCAACATCGGATCAAGCGCGCCGTCGGTGTTGATCAGCTCGACGTTGCCGAGTCCGCTCGCGCCGCGCCGCTCGCCCCACAGCACGCACGACACCGACCGGCTGTAGGCAACGTCACCCACGATGCGCGCGTCGTGCCAGCGCGTGTAGTTGTCCCCGTACTCGATGTCCGAATAGTGCTCGGTCGCTCCGTCAATCGTGAGCTGCGCGACGATGACCGGCAGCGCAAGCGAGGTTCGCGGCAGCGGCAGCGGACCGGGCGGAACCGTAGGTGGTGGATCAACATCGCCGCCAGCATAAGTAAACGCGGGCGGCATGTAGCCGGTCGAGATCGACCCACCCGCGTCAGTGTAGGCCGGCGGCGTGTAACTCATCCCGGCTGCACTCGCGGCACGATCACGTCGCGCTCGCCGGTGTTGCCCATGATCTGCACGTCGTAGCCTTCGGTGCGCGCCGATAGCCCGGCGAACGCATAGGTGCCGTCGCCCGCCGAGGTCGTCTCAGCGACCAGCACGCCGGTTTCGCGGTCGTACACGCGGACGGTGCGCGCAGCTGGAGCGGACCCGGCGAGCACGAGGCCATAGGGAGCGTCGCCACCGATGCGCAGGGAGCCGTGAGGGAGCGTTATACGTGACGATGCCAGAATCACGTTCACAAGCGTTGCAACGGGCATTGCCGCATAAGACGCGACTGACACACTTGGACTGGGAAGAATGGCCATGTTACTTAGTCGTACTGCATGGCTAGGCGATGCGTCGCAATGTTGTTAAGCGAGCAATGCGTCGGCGTCGCACTGGTTCCGCCAAGTGTCAAAAACGCTCTTTCAGCAACCCCAGCAGTAACAGCGGTGAACGCACTCTCAGCCCCGATTTCTGCATCAAAGTAAGACAAGAAAAACGGAACGCACCTTATGGTCGGCTGAAATGCGAAATGCCTCGCAGCCTGCTTATTGGCTCCAACAGCAGTTGAAGTTGCACTGCCGGGGAACATTGCGTATGAGCGCGAGTCTGAAATCTGCGACCCACAATTTACTATTCTGTTCAACTCTGTGTATTGTGTGTAGTAAAACATCACCCCTTCGCCATTTATCTCACCAGAATCGTCGCATGTTCTGCAAACGGAGAAAAACCACTGCCTATCAACTGCCAAGTGCGCAGCTTTTACCGCAATGTATCCCGGCTTGCAGCAAAAATACCACGGGAACAAAGACCCGCTCGCCCCGCCTCCCGGAACGACGAGGGTTTGTGATATTTTTACACCCGTGATTGTTCCAGCCCCGTTTGTTCCGGTGCCGACCGTTACCCACAGAACAAGAGTGCTGGCGGCTGAATAGTTGCTGCGCCCGTACTCCAGCTTCACGTAGATCGGATAAGTGGCGTGCAGAGAATCGTTAAAATAGCGAATCTCATAACCTGCTGCTGAGTATTCCGCTGGCCTTGTGACCGTCGCCCAGTCAATCTGCCCGGTGTCCGCTGACTTCGGAAATCCAACAGTTGTAAACGAATTGCTGACCTTGAGCCCGAGCGCTCTGAATGTCGCGTTATCTGTGTGGGTGGATGAATCCGACCATAAATCCGTTGTCATTGTCTTGTCCCTCTGTTACTTGGTTCGATGTTGTAGCGATCTACCGTCGCCCTGCCTTGATCGCGTCGGTCTGCCGCTCAACCGCGCGCGTTTGCGCATCGGCAGCGGTTCGGGTTGTCGTTTCCAGCTGCGCCAGCCGCTGTTCCAGTCGGCGCGTGTATTCGTCGGCCTCGCGGCGCTCGCGGCGCAGTTCGCGAAGTTCGGACACCAGCAAGTTGTCGGACGTGCCGCCGGACACGCCGGCAGACCGCAGCGCCGCATTGACGCGGGCCGGGATGACGGCCTCGCCGCGGTGCAGGTAGGCGAGGCCATCGGCGGGAACGAACGGCGTTCCGACGGCGTAACCCGGAGGAGTCGGGCCGATGCCGCCGCCGCCAAGTCCGGGGCCCGGTTGCAGGCCGCTCAGCGCGCCGATGCCGGCGAGGATGTCGCCGAGGATCGTGGTCTGTGTCTGCAGCTCGGTCAGGCTGGTGCCGAGCGTCGATTCGACGGACGTGAGAACGGCCAGTTGCGTTGCCGGGTCGGCTGGCGTGATCGCCAGAAAGTACGGGGCCAGCATGTCGCGCAGGTCCGGCGACAGATCTGCGATGGCATCTTCCATCGCGCCGATGCCAGCCTCGACGCCCGCGGTATCGCCCAGCGCCGCGGCCTCTTCAACGTCGCGCAAGAGCGGCTCCAACAGGTCGCGCTGGCCTTGCGGTAGCGCCGCGATCTCCGCCTCCAGCGCGTCGTTGAGCAACGACTGGCGATCGGCCAGCGAGCCGAGGTCGACGCCAACCGACGCGGCCAGCGCAGTCAGTTCGGTGCCGGTCGCTTGCGCGATGTCGGCGAGCTGCGAGGCGGTCGCCACGGTCAGCGTGTCGAGATTGACGCCAAGGTCCGCAACGAGGTCGGACATCTGCACGCCCAGCGTTGCCGCGATGTCGTCGAGCGGGCGGCCTGTTGCCACGATTAGCTCGCGGATCACGCCGGCAAGCTCGGTCGCCAGTGCTCGGCGCTCGGCGGTGGCCTGCTCTGCGGCAATGGCATCGCGCTCGGCGATCAGTGCGGCAAGGTCAGGATTGACGCCGCCGAATCCGCCGCCCGTGTCGCCGCCAAAACCACCGGCGCCACCACCACTGCCGCTGCCGACAGGCTCGGCAACCGCCAGCCCTGCGACTTGCGTCAGTGCGTCGCGGATGGTGTCGCGGAGGTCAAAGTACGGATCGCCGCTGGCGTACACCCGCTGCCCCAGCCGCAGCAGCTGGTCGGCCAGTCCCGGCAGCGCGGCCATTGCCTCAGCGTCGCCGCCAAGAGCTGACGCCAGCGTGCGGTCGAACAGCGCCTGCGCCTCGACCAAGGCGTCGCGCGGACGCAGGCCGCCGAGGTCGCCGATCATCAGGTTGTCGAGCCAGTCGCGGATGCGCTGCTGCGCGCCGATCTGCGCCTGCACGGCGCTGTCGGTCGCCTGCGTCACCTCATTCATGCCGCCGACGATGCCGCTGGCAAAGCCGCCGGACGCGGCCTCGATCTGGCGGATCTGCTCGTCGAGCTGTTCCAGCTCGGTGCCATAGAGCTGCTCGACGATGCTGCGGCCGCGCTCCTGCAGGCGTGCAATCGCCTCGGCGGCGCGGATGGATGCCAGCTCGTGCGCCGCGGCCAGATCGGATTCGGCCGCGCCCTGCATGCCGGCAGCGCGGGCGGCTTCATTCATCGCCGTGACCGTCTCGGCCAGCCAGCGATTGATCTCTCGCATCTCTCGGCCAAACTCGGACAGCCCCTGCGCGTCGGCCAGCTCGTCGCGGACGCCCTGCACCAGCGACTGGTAGTCGGCCATCGCCGCGGCTTGCTCGTTCAGCACCTCAGTCAGGCGCAGCGTGCCGAGTTCGCGGATGCTGGCCAGCTGCTGCTCGGTCGCGCCGAGTGCGGTGGCGCGCTCGATCAGCGCGTCGGTCTCGCTGACGATGCCGGCCATGCGATCAGCGAAGGACTGCGGGCCGGCGAAGCCTGCAAGCTGCTCGTCGACGCCGGACATCAGGTCGGACAGCGACTCGCCGAAGCCCTCGATGGCCTCGCCCGCCTGGCCGGACAGGTTGATGACGATGCCCAGCGCGTCGGCGGCTTCGAGCCACTCGACAATGGCCTCGGCGCTCAGCGTCGGCAGCACCGCCTCGAACATCTCGCGGAACGCCTGCGCGGCACCGTCGCCGCTGAACTGGTCGAGGTTGAGGCCGATGTCGCCGAGCTCGGTCGACGCGCTCGAGCGCGCCTGCTGCAACGCATAGGCCGCGCGTTCGTCGGCGGTGTAGAAGGTTTCGAAATAGGCCGCCCACAAGGACTGCGCGCGCTCAAGGCCGCCAGCTGCTTCGGTGATGTCGGCGGCGAAGCGGATCAGCTCCTGGCGCGTGCCGTCGAAGGCGATGCCGGCCATGTCGAGTGCGGCTTCGAACAGCTGGGCGCCGACCATCAGACGGCTGTAAGTAGCCCCGATGTCCTCCGTGCCGACGCGGTACTGTTCGAGGATTCCGGCGACTTCGGCGAACGTTCCACCGATGGTGTCGAGGTCGACGATGCGCTCGATAGCCAGCGCCTCGGCAAGCCGCTTGACGCGGTCTTCAAGGTCGCCTGCGGTGCCGACGAACGCCTGCACGTCAGTCGACAGTTCCCCGAGGATCGCGCCGAATCGCGCATCCAGTGCTTCTCCGATGGTCGCCGAGCCGTCGCGGAACGTATCGTTGACTGCGGTCAGGCGCTCGCGTACGGCCGCCAGCTGGTCATCATCAAGCAGCCCGGCGATGGCGTCATCGAAGTCAGCGATGCCCGCTGCAATCTGCGCGGCCGCGCCCTGTCCAAGTGTTTCGCCGCGTACAAAAATCTCGCCGAGATCAGACGACGCCACGCCTCGCGCCTGGCGGTCTCCGTTGAACTGCGTCGACCTGACGCGGAGGATGGTTTCGTTCTGGCTGGCGAATGCCGCGGTGATTGCGCCGACGATGGCACCGACCGCAGCGCCGATGACGGTACCAACACCAGGGATGATTGACCCGATTTCGGCGCCGGCCAGCGCGAAACTGCCGACCGTCGACAGCGGGTTGCCGCCAGCCTGAGCGTTCTGGTAACCGCCATACGCATACCCAAGGCCGCGCACACCGGCCGCGATGTTGCCCTGAGTCGTGCCATCGCTGCCCTGCGGCAGCTTGATCTGCCCGGTACGGGCAAACTCCTTGATGATGTCGCCGACGATGCGCTGGCTGATCTGCAGCATCTGATCGCCGAAGTCTTCCATCGACTCGATGCCGCCCGAGAACAGCTGGGCGAACGAGTCAAGCACGGCGTCGTTGGCGCCTTCCCAGTAATTCTCCCAGGCTTCTGAGACCCGCTGTGCTTCGCGCTCGGTTTCGGTCAATTCCTCGCGGATTTTGCCCTGCGTGTCTGCATACACCTGGGCTGAAAGTCGCCGCGATTCGTCAATCTTGGCCTGAATCTCTGGCGTCAACCGACCTAGATTCATCAGGACAGCTTCCGCCTCCGCGATCAGCACCAGCGCGTCTCGATATCGCAGAGCAGCATCCACAGACGGGCCGCCGAGCTGCGCGTTCAGATCGTCGAGCATCCCGTCGAGATCGCCTTCTGCCGCAGATGCGGCCTCGCTCATGCGTCGCAGCGCCTCCGCGCGATCGTCGTCGGCCTTCGCCGCGTCACGAGTGGCCTTCTCGTTGACCTTGGTGGCCTCTGTTGCGCCGCTCAGCGAAGCGATTGTCTTGGCGTGCTGCTCGTTCAATTCGGCGCGGATCGCCACCGCACGCTGGGCCGCTTCGCCGCCCTTCGCTTCCTCGACCGCGAGGGCGCGCAGCGCCGCCGCGTGGGCCTCGTTGGCCTCTGCCAGTTTCGCGGAGGTGAGCCCGGCATCAGCCGCGATCTTGTCCAATGCCTTCAGGGCAGCGCCTTGTTGCGTGCTTGCTTCGCGCGCCGAGATCGCCTCGGTCGTGGACTTATCCAGCAGCGCGGTCCATTCCTTAACCGTGCCGCCCGAGTTTCGATACTGCAGTTCCAGTCGCTCCAACGATGCGCGGTGCCGCTCCAGCACTTGCTCGCGCCCGCGATCGCGCTGCATCAGATCGGCCAGGCGTTCGACGTCTGTTTCAATGCTCTCCAGCGGCCGCCGACTTGAGCTGAACGCACTGCTCACTGATCCCTGCGCCATCGCAATCGAGGTCTGGCCGCGCCGCTCAGCAGCGATGATGGCGTCCCAGTTCTTCTTGACCTCGATGGCCAGCCAGGCCAGCGCCGTGGCTGCTATTGCCACACCGCCGCTCTTGCCGGCAAAACCGATCAAACGTGATCCAAGCGCATCGCCGGCAAGTCCGACGTTCTTGAGCGCCGACGTGGCACCAGTGGCGCCAACACCCAGCGCCTGCCATGCAGCGCCGGCCGCGGCGACGGCATAGAGCGACTTCAGGCTGGTGATCACCGCACCGATGGCCGTGGCTCCGGCCAGTACGGCGAGGGCCTGCGCCAAAGCAACGGCAGAGTTGGCCAGCGTGTCCCAGTTATCCGCCAGCGACTTCGCCGCCGGTACCAACACCGTCAGCATCGATTCGCCGATGGAGAGCAGCGAATCGCCCACCTCGGCCTTCAGTCGGTTGAACTGAAATTCCGCGGTGTCGGTCATCTTCTCGTAGGCGACCGCAGTGCTGCCAGCCGCCGTGCCCATCTGATCCAGCGTGCCCGCAAACGCTGCCGCCTGGTTGCCAGTCAGCGACATCACCGGCGAGAGCGCCTCGACACCACCGAACAGCACCGCCATCTGCTCGGCACTGCCGCCGGTGGCCGTCTTCACGTTGTCCAGGAACTGCGCCAGCCCCTGGCTCTTCAGCGCGGCCGCGTCGAACTGGATGCCCAGCGACTCGGCCAGCTCGGTCGCCTCGCTGCTCGGCTTGATGATGGCGGCGATCGCGGCGCGGATGCCGTTCATGGCCGTTGCAGTGCTCACGCCGCCCAGGGTCAGCGCAGCCGTCGCGGCCAGCACCTCATCGAGCGACACGCCGGTCTGCGCAGCGATGGGCGCCACCGCACCGATGCTGGCGCTGAGTTCGCCGATGGTCGTCTTGCCTGCCCGCATCGCGACGAACATGCGATCGGACACGTCGGTCGCCGATCCGACGGCCGGGCCGTAGGCGTTCATCGCCGTGGTCAGGCCATCAGCAGCAGTCTTGACGTCGGTAATGCCACCGATGGCCAGCCGATTAGCGGCCTCCAGCGTCTCCGTCGCAGCCGCCGCACTGGTCGCGCCAGCTGAAATGATCTGGTACAGCGCCTTGGCTTGTTCGGTCGGCGCCTGACCGTATTCCTTCGCCAGTTGCCGCACGGCCGCGCTCTGCGCCGTCAGGCCGGAGGTGTCCGACATCAGCGTCGAGACCTCAGCCATCGCGGCACCGAAGTCCCGCGCCGCACCGACTGACGCCGACATCGTGGCCGCCAGCCCACCGACACCAACCGCAGCAACCGCCCCCAGTGCGAGCTGCTTCAGCATCCCAGTGGCCGAGGACACCGCCGCCCCGTATTGCCGGGCCGCAGCCGTGCCGCGGCTCATGCCGCGCTCGGTGCGATCGCCGGCCTGTTCGGCCGCCGGGCCAAGACCGGACAGCGCGTCCTTGCTGGACTTGAGGGTGGTGAGCAGCTGACCGTTTTCAGCGGTCAGCCGCAGGTTTACGGCCTGGTCACCGGCCACAGATCACCCCGACTCGGCCGCGTCCTTCTTTGCCTGCTCGGCCAGATAGTTCGCAGCGGCAATACCCATCACGGTCAGATCGGCGGTCATGTCGCGCCAGTGCTTGCGCGGCACGCCGTGCAGTTCCAGCGCGGTGCGGATCTCCACCGCCGACAGCCCGATGCAAGCCCCCGACATCCCGACGTGCGAGAGCTGGCATGTGCGGTAGACCCGGACCACTCGCGCATTGCATCGCCAAACCTCAATCACGTACTTGTCGGGGTTGCTGCTGTTGCTGGTGCCCTGGAAGAACTCCTTCCGGCTCAGGGGCGCCGGGGCGCCCGTGGCCTTCTTCTTGACTACGCGGCGCGCGGCCGAGGTGTCACCGGCTAGCGCCCGCGCAACCGCTTGGAGTTTCCCTGGCGGGCTTCGCCGTACTGCGTGTAGTACGCCTGGATGACGGCGGGCGTCAGGTAGGCGCTGTTGGGGCCGGTGAGGATTTCGACAAACGCCGCCTCGCCCTCGCAGTAGCCGGCATCGTTGGCCAGGCCATCGAAACCTTCGTACAGCTCGTGCACCAGCTGGTCGTCCTCGACGTCTCCCGCGTCGATGCGGTCGAACAGTTCCTTGTTCTCCACCTTGCTGCGCAAGATGGCGTGCCCGACCAGGTAACCCTTGATCTTCGGGTTCTCCGGCGGAATGGCGATCGTGATCTTCAACGGCGCCGTGTCGATCTTCTTGGTTGTGAAAGTTGCGGCCTTGCTCATTGCGGTGACTCTCCAAAAAGCGGGCGCCATCCGTGCGCCCGTGGAAGGGCTGGCGCGGTTGCCCGCGCCAGCGGTTTAGGCGGCGATATCGAAAGTCACCGCCTTCGTGGCAACCAGGGCGGTGCCGCTGGTCGAGTCGGTAGCGCGGATGGTCACGGCGATCGTGCCGGCTGTGGCGGCTGCTGGCGTACCGCTGATGACACCCGTGGCGCTGGAGATCGTCAGCCCCGTCGGCAGCGCACCGACGCTGATATCCCATGTGAGCGGCGCGACGTATTCGCCGCTGGCCGTCAGGCCGTTGGCGACGTACACCACCTCCTCGGTGCCGTTGCTGATCGTGCCGTTCAGCGCGAAGGTGTTGTCGCCGTACTCGATCCAGATCTCGTCGTTGCCGGTATCGGACGGGACGCACGGCCCGGTGATCTCGAAGCCGGCCTTGCCCTCGATGTCGGTTACCTTCACGTTGTCGACCTGGCCGCGGATGCCCAGCAGCGAGTAGCGGCCGTCGTCTTCGCGCAGCATCCATTCGGCCGTGAAGAACTCGCGGCTGCGCTTGAACGCGTCCGGGTTCCAGTCGCCGAGGTCGGTCAGCGCGATCAGGATCGTGAACTTGCCGTCGCGCTTGCTGACCTGGCCCTTCTTGTAATCGGTGTATTCGTGCACCGCCTTGGCGTTGCCGAAGCTCGCGGTGAGCTTCTTGGCGCGCAGGTGCAGATCGCTGATCGCGGCATCGCCCAGCGAGTTCAGGATCAGCGTGGAGTTGTCGTATTCGGCAACCGTCGGCTCGGGGAAGTCGCTGTAGTCAAAGTCCTCGGGCAGATCGTCCTCAGACAATTCCGCGTAGGTGCCCTCGTAGGCCACCTTGCCCTTGAACGCCTGGCCGATCTCCATCGTCAGTTCGGAGAGGTCGCCCGCGATGTCGGACACTTCAAGGTACAGGCCGGCATGCCACCAGATGGCATCGGACAGCGTGTCCGCGCCGCTGTGCGGCGTGAGGCGCGTGAGGCGGCTCAGCGCGGTGAGCGTCTCGGTGATCTTGCAGCACAGCAAGGCGCGCTTGGTCGACGAGACGCCGGTGGTGGGCTGCCCCGGTGCGGCCGGCGGCGTCAGCTCGATAGTGCCGTTGATCATCGCTCGATGGTTCTTCATCGAGCTGGGCTTGGCGCCGAGGTGCGGCGTGTCGATGTTGCGCTCGACGCGGTCCGCGGTGGTCTCACTGCTGCCATCGAGCAGGCGCAGCGCATCGTTGGCCGGGGTCAGCGATGCGCCAGCGGCACCAATCACGAGGCCGCGTTGGTCGAATTGACGAAGTTCAGGCTGTGGCATGACGTGTGGTGCTCCTGGTTAGCGCTTGGCGCGCTTGCGGCGCTTGGGGACAGAGGGAATTTCGGGAAGCGCGGCGCCGGGTTCGGCGGTGCGCTCGGTGGTCTCGAGTTCGTTGTCGTCGGCGTCGATCTGCTCAACCGGAGCGGACTCAAGCGCGGCTGGTCCATCGACGATCAGCACGCGTTCGGGGCCGACCGTAACTTCCTCCGGCGGCGTCTTGCTGGCGTCGATCAGGCGGCCCGTGCTCGGGTCGTAACGCCAGTCGCCTGGCCCTTTCGGGAATGGAATCTTGGCTCTCATGCGGTGCGGCCTCGATAGGTGCAGGTGAACGGATCGAGCCACCACCATTCGGTGTCGGCCAGCTTGATCAACTGCCCACGGCCGTTGCTCTGGATCGACTCGATCTTGGTGCTGTCCGGCGCGGTGGGCTTCCAGCCGTTCAGGGCAATGCGCCCCTTGTTGACCAACGGCGTACCGGCCTCGGCGTGCGACTTGCCGCGCTGGCCGCCCTGGTAGTGGCGCACGCCGTAGATCACGTGGATCTGGGCGCGTGCGGAAGTGAGCAGCAGCCCGGTCATGTTCTCGGACTTGAGATCCTCGGCCGCCAGCACGACGAACGCACAAGGCATGAGCGGCGATCCGCTCACCGCCTCGGCCTGGTCGGCCGCGCCGCCCACCAGCTTCAACTCGGGCACCTGCAACCGCAGACGCTCGATGATCGAGGTGGTATCGAGCGGCCCGATGCTCACAGCCGCCCCAGACTGTCGCGGCTGAACATGCGCGGGTTGCTGGTGATCTGGATCTCGCCGGTGGCTTGCTGGCCGGCGGCCAGCGGATCGTTGGCGCCAAGGCTCAGCTTGCCGTCTGCCACCAGCTGCAGCGCGCGGATGGTGTCGCGGTAGTCGCGTTCGACGCGGCCGGTTTCTTCGTTGGTGCGATCACGCATGCGCGACAGGTGGTAGCGCGTGATCGCCGCTGCCCACACCACGAGGATCGGGAACGACTCAGCGGACATCGGCACGGCGTAACCGCGGTGCGACAGGCGCGCGTTGATCTCGCTGTCTGCCCGCGCGATGTAGCTCTGCAGCGTGACCAGCGCGGCATCGGCCGCGGCGATCTCGTCGCTTGTCCAGGCTGCCCGGCTGGTGCCTGCGATGGTCGCGAGCAACAAGTCCTCGTCAACGGACAGCAGCTGCGCCAGCTCCTGGAGTGCTTCCGGGCCGGTCGCCAGCTGGGCGGGCGTGATGTAGCTCACGGCGTGGTCTTGGCCTTGGCGGGCTTGGCCGCCGGCTTGGCAGCAGGTACGCCAGCCGGTGGCGGGACAACCACGGGCGCTTCAGGATTCTTGGCCGCCTTCTTCGGCAGCTCCAGCAACGTCACCTGCAGGTTCGGCTCGGCGTAGATCGCCGCCACCTGGTCCTTGGTGAGTGCGTTGAGGTCGATCTCGCGGCCGGCGCGGCTGAACTCGATTCCAGCGCGGCGGAAGCTGGTGGTGATCGACTTGATGATTGCCTTGGACATCTTGCCTCCGAAGATCCGGGCCACGAATGGCCCGGACCGGATCAATGCAGCGGACTACGCTTCAGGCGATCAAGCCAGCCAGGGCACCGAGACGACCTCGACCACGCCCTTCATGACGTTGTCGGCGCCGTTGGCCAGCGTGGTGGCGTTGATCAGCTTTCGAGCCGCCCATTCCAGGCTCGGCGGAACCAGCAGCACCGTCGGGCGGATGCCCAGCGGCCGGTCGTAGTCGCCCTTGCGCTCGGTCATCGCCACAAAGGCGGCGATCAGGTTGGTCTCGTCGAGCGTCTTGCGGCTGCCGTAAGCCAGTTGCCAGAACCCGAAGCCGACATTGCAGCGCGAGTCGACGCCATACACGTACTCGTTGGCGTGGAACACGTTGTCGTCGGTCTCGGCCGTCTTGGCGACGAACTTCGGCGCCTTGCGGTTCTGGAAGATCACCGGCTTCAGGCTGCGGCTGCAGTCGAGCAAGTACCAGGCGGTGCCGCTGCCGGAGTTGTTGTCCCAGTTGCTCTGCGACTGCGGCGCGCCGGTGGCATCGAGCACCGGGTGATCGGTGTCGAAGAAGTACTGACCGTCGTAGCAGAGCGTGCTGGCGCCCGCGCTGATGAGGCTGAACACCAACTGGTCCGGGTGCGCAGCCGAGGCGCTGCCCATCTCGGTCATCATCGGCGTGTAGATGCCGTACTGGTCGTCCTCGATCGCCGGTCGCGGCACCGCCACGGTCAGCTCATAGGCTTTGTTGCGGATGGTGTAGCCGTGGCTCTTGGCGCCGTGGACCACTCGCTCACCGAGCCACTCGCGCATGTTCGGGAACGAGCCAAGCCAGCCGTATTCCTCGCTGCCGGTGGAGCTTGGCACGGTGGTGGCCACCATGCCGAACTGGGGCTTGGCCTGGCCAAGGCCCGCCGCGAACGCCGCCTTGAAGGCGACGAACAGGGTGGTCAAATTGCCTGCATTGATAAGCATGGATTACTCCGAAAGGGGCGGGGATCAGGCCAACAGCGGGACGCGCTTGTAGCGCAGCTGGATCTTCAGCGGACTGTTGCCGGTGGCGATGTTTCCGGTCGCCATGTGCAGCACCAAGGCCGCGTTGGCGGTCGGCGTGAACAGGCCTGAGTTGATCGCGATACGGTGCGCATCCGCGGCCGCGTCGAGGAAGCCGGTTGCCTCGATGGTCTGGGCGATGTTGCCGCTGGCGTCGGTGTAGCGCAGCACCAGATCCTCGCCGACAGCGATGCCGTCGTAGGCGGTGGTGTTGAAGTCCAGCATCAGGCGCGCGCTGATCGGCACGATGGCAATGCCGGCACCGGGCGCGGCCACCAGCGTCTGTGGCGTACCGAACAGCGCGAGCAACTGCGCGCTGGTAATCGTGAACACCTCGGTCTCGACTTCGTCGGGCTGGCTGGGCGCGAACGCCACCCACACGCCAACCGAGTCGACATCGACAACGATGCCAGCGACCGGCCGGCCACCGGTGTCGAAGCGCGCCACCGTGCAGTCGTCGACGACGTAGCAACGTCGACCGACATCGGCCAGCGTGATGGCATCGACGCCCGCGGAGTTATCGAAGCGGAACTCGCCGGTGCGCACATCGGCATTGATGGCGCTGGCGGCGCCCAGGCTGTTGTCGGCCCGCGCGTCAAACACGCCGACCACCTGCTCACCAGCCGCGCCGGTGGCCGGCTTGACCAGCCCGGCGAGAAGCACCGCGATGCCGCCCGCATAGCAGAGCGCAGCCGCGGCGACGGGGAACGAGCGCTGCTGTCCATTGCGGCGCGGGGTGTTGCGATCTGCAGAGAGCGACATGGTCGGTTCCTATCAGGGGGTCGGTTCGATCAGGCCGCTTTGCGCGCGGCCAGGAAGTCGGCCTCGCTCACGCCCGTTGCGGCCAGCACGGCCCGCTCCTCGGCGTTGAGCGCGGTGTCGGTGCCGGTCGGCTTCTTGCTGCCGAGGTCGGTGTCGGCGCCGATCACCGGCGCGGCGGAGACGAACGCGCGGAAGCGCTCCAGACCAGCCTGATCGGCGCAGCTGGCGCGGTGGTAGCCCTCGGTGGCCGGCGTGATCTTGCCGGCGGTGAGCGCGGCGGTGATCTCGGCATCGACCGCCTTGGTGTGGGCGGCGGTGTCGTTGTCCTTGAGCTTCTGCTCGGCGTTGGTGGCGCGCAGCGCGACGGCGTCGTAGTCGGCGCGCGGCACGTAGCGATCGAGCGAGGGCTGCTGGGCGTTGGTCGCCTTCAGCGTGTCGCGGTCGGATCGCAGAGCGTTGATCGCCGTGGCGACCTGGTCATCGGTGGCGTCGCTGTCCAGCATCAGAGCAAAAGCGATTGCAGCAACCAAAGCGGTGGAACGAGACATGGGAGATTCCTCTCGGTTAAGAGCCTGCAATTTCAGGTTTGGGTTGTTGACCAGGCCGGCGGAGATCAGGCGCGTGATGCGCTTGCTTTCGCCGTGGTACTCGAAGACAGGAGACAGGAAGCGGTATTCGCGGTTGGTCACCGCCTCACGACCGCGCGGCGTCCAATCGACCACGCCCCACAGCGCGCCATCGACCACTTCGAGGCGCTCGATCCACGCAGCAGCCGGCGACTCGCCGCCGTTCGGCGCCGCGGTCTCGGACGAATGATTGATGTCGATCGGCAGCGGCAGTCCGCGCTGGGCGAACGCACTGAGGATCTGATCTTGCGCGTCGGCATCGAACACCCACTGGCGACCATCGCGGCCGACCACATCCGGGCCAGCCGGGATCAGCTCAACGCGCTGGGGGGCGTTGGCGGGCAGTTCGAAGTTGAGAGCAGTGCGAGGCATGGCGCCATGCTCGGCGCGTGCCTGCGGAAAGTATTGGGAACCAGTTCCAAGCAGTGCGGCTTAGCGGTGGTACATGTTCCGGCACCAAGCGACTATGTTCCTGGTGCTGTAGGTACAGTCAACACCGCTCTTGAGTCGCACCGTAATCTGGTCACCAACGACGCGCTGGTAGATTCCAGTCATCGTGCGCGTGCCAATTTCGGTTGGCACTCTCAGAGCAATCAAGTCTACGGGGCTGAGGCTATCGGCCGATGTGAAAGGCCGCCAGTGTGGCCCCAGCGTCGCGATGTCGAAAGCCTCGCTCATCGTGGCCCACCGATTGCCTTCTGCGACGTGCCGACGCTGCGATCCAGGCGCGCCTTGCTTCCGAGCGCGTGCCCCATGGCGTGGTCGTTGCACATCACGCCTTTCGACGCCCGCGACTCGCGCGCACCGAAGGTCTGGACGGTTGCGGCCGGGTACGTCCGGGCGATCAGCGCGGCGGTTCTTGCACGGTCATCGTCTGTGAGATCCCAAGCGCTGAGAACCTTGGAGACACCGTGCGCCCAGCCCACACTGAACACATCACCGCGAGCCGCGCGGTTCTTTGCGAGGCGCACTCGATTCAGATGCTTGCGCCGATCGCGTTCGAGCTGGCGCAGCAGCACGGTGAATGCGTACTCCGCCAGCTGGGTGCGCCATGCCGGCCCGAAGAAATGGAAGCGCCAAGCGTGACCTCTACCGCCGACGATGGCCTCCACACCGAATGCCGAGCAGATGCAGTTGACCAGGCCGACTGCATACACCGGAGGATTGGCACCTCGACGCGCCGCGGTGGTGACTTCAACGGTGTCGTCGGGCTGCGTTTCGTGTACCTCCTGCTCGTCGATCGCGTGCTGGCGCATCAGCGCCTGAGCCTGGCGCATCGCCGCCGCGGCCTCGTGCATGTTGCTGCTCTTGCCCAGGCGCAACAGCTTCTTGACCTTGTCGCGGGCCTGATCTCGCGTCATGACCTGCGCTCCAGCCCCGCGGGCGCCGCAAATCCCGCCGTAACGCCGCGTTTAACGCGCGATCCCGCCTCCAGCCGTGGGCCAGTGGCGGGTCCGGGGGTGAAATCGCTTACAGCGCGTTCTGTGCGGTCGGTCACTTGGGCGGCTCCGAAGGGGTGAAAAGGTCGATCTGCGCATCCTCGATGTGCCGGCGCTGGGCGCGCTTGAGCAGGATGTTGATGCCGCGGGTGGTCATTGAGTACTTCATGGCCAGCTCGGCCGGGCTGGCGCCTGCGGCACGGGCGGCGAGGATCTCGCGCTCGCGCTGGCTGAGCTTGAAAGCGAAGTCGACCGGGATCGAGATCACCTGGCCGCGCCATTGGTCGACCAGCATGTCGGCGATGGCGTGGCCGCAATGGTTGGCGCGGCTGGCGTCGATGCCCAGCTCGCGCAGGGTTGCCTCGACGTGAGCCATCACGTCGTTGAGCAACTCCGCGCGGACCTGGGCCATGCTCACGCTTGGGCACCTCGAAGCTCAGCCACCTTTTTCTCGTACGTGGCCTGGTCGATCTGCTTGTACTGCAGCTGCGACGCCAGCCATTCCAGCTGCGCGCCGACCTGGTCGACGGGCTGCTCGGGGCTGATGCCCGTCTTGCGCACGGCCGGGCCCGTCACCGGCGCCACCGGTCCGCGCGCCTGGTGCTCGCCGGCAACGCCATAGGCGACCGCACGCAGGTAGTGGTGGTTGCTGAGCGGAGTGTCGAGCGGCGGCTTCGAGAGCGTCTGCTCCAGCGCCTCGACCCACACAGCCACCGGCGCGGGCCGACGCTGGCCGCTGCGCTCGTCCTTGCACACGGTGCCGGCGCTGATCATCTCCACCAGCTCATTGACCAACGTCGCCGCGCGGGTCACGCGCAGCTCCGTCTTTGCCGGCTTGAACAGGCGCAGGTAGCGCAGCACGGCACGGCCGAGCGCCGGCTCCAGCTCTGCGAAGCCCGCTGCCATGCGCTTGGCCTCCTCCTCGACCAGGAACGCCTCGACATCGCCGCGGCAGCCGCAGGCCGGACAGGTCACGCGCACGGTCATAGGCCAAGCTCCGCGGCGAGCGCATCGAACAAAAGTACTTCCCGCACCGACTTCAGCGTGGCGCGGCGACGCTGCCAACCGGGCGACAGCTTGAAGCGCTCGGCGATGGCATCGAGCGTGGTGCCGATCTTCTGGCAGTGCTCGCTGATGCTGCCCAGCAGGTAGCGCTTTTCCTGCTCGACATGCAGCGCGGTGAGGATGGCCACCAGCTGCGCGGGCTTGGTGCACCAGGCCACGCGCTCGATGCCGTGCATGCGCTTGGCGATGGCGTCGGCATACGACCAGGTCAACTGCAGATCCGCCAGCATGGCCTCGATCTTGGTGATCTGTTCCGGCAGCTCGTCGAAGTTGGCCGGCTTGCCGGGATACGAGCCCGGCTTGACCTTGCCCTTTGGCGTGCGCACGGCCGGGCGCTTGGCACCCAGCCGGCGCAACTCGTCGAGCACGGCGAAGGCTTGATCGGCCGTCAGATCCTTGGCGGAGCTGCACGCCTTGCCGTGCGCAGCCGACACCCGCGCGAGCAGCTCGCGATAGGTGTCGTCGGCCATCGCAAGCTGGTGCTTGGCCACATGAATCGCCGCCAGTTTCTGGCGGCGGAGGGTTGGGGATTTCCAGGCGGCGGGCATGGTCAGTCCTTGAGCCACTCGCGCTTGCCGTCGGGCAGCAGCAGGCAGAAGCGAGCGCCGCCGAGCTCGCGCGAGAGCATGTGCAGTGCCAGCACAACTCGCGCACGACGCTCAGCATCGAACTCGATGACGTTGCGCCAGCTGCCGCTGGTGTTCACCTGGAGCGTGATCTTGTCGGCGCTCATGCTTGCCTCCGCACCGATGCGCGCGCCGGATACTGTTCATCCATTTCGAGCACGACTTCGTTGAGGCGATGTTCTGCGTCATCAAGTTCGCTGCTCAGGAATTGGTCCAGATCGTTCCAGTCGAATGACAGCGCCTGGAGCTTGCGTTTGATCGTCGCGATCTGGCGCTTCGTGCGGTTGATCAGTGCTCGGTCGCTCATATCAGCGGCGCCCCCGCAGTGCATCGGTCTGTCGCTCGATCGCGCGAACCTGGGCTTTCGTCATGGCCTTTGCGATACGCTCGATTACATCCAAGCGCATGTGGATGCCGCCGGCCAAGGCGCACAAGGCGCCCGTCATGCCGAACCGTACGTTGGGCAGCCCGATGATCAGCATCACCAGATCGGACACGAGCATCAGGACCGACAAACCAATCCAAAGTCGGACGTGCAAGCTCATGCCACCTGCTCCAATTCCGTATCCCACGGCTTCACCACGAAGTCCTCGCCCTGGCTGATAGTCACGCCGCGCACTTGCTGGGCCACTTCCGGCTCGGCCAGGATGGCTTCCTTATTGACCTCTTCCTTGATGCGCACGAAGCGCGCCAGGCCGAGGGTCTTCAAGGCTTCGATCACCAGCTCGGCGCCGCGCACGGTGACCGAAGGCGGACGCGTGCGCCAGCTCACTTCGCCGGATGCCAGCTTGGCCGTCTTGACCTTGCCGTTCTGCGTGAGGTTCGAGCGATTTGCTTCGCAGTACAGCTGCACACCTGATGTGAGTTCCTTGATCTGGTCGGCGTAGGGCCTGGCCTGCGCTTCCCACATCTCGCGCTGCGCCGCCAGCGCGTCGTTCATGTCCGCGCGGATGCGATCACGCTCACGCTGGGCGATGCCGATCGCGGCGATATCGCGATTCACTTCGGCCAGTGTCTGCGGCACTCCGATTGCGGCGGCGGCCTTGATGCGTACTTTCGTCTTGCTCATGTCGATCAGTTCCTTGTCGGGCTGGCCGGTGATCGCGAACAGCAGGTCGCGGTACTTCTCGCCGATCACCGGCGGCATTTCATCGTCGTCGTCAATCACTTCAGCTGGTCACCAGCGTCATCAACTGCGGTGCAGTCCACTCGACGTTGCAGCCGGCGACCGTTGCCATCCACACCGCCTCGCGCTTGCCCTGTTTGTTGCGGTGCATGTGCACGGCGCCGACCAGGTCGCCCGGCGGCGGCGCGATCAGGACCACCGGCCGAGCGTCCTTGATCACCAGGGCATGCACCTCGCAACCGAGGCGATCCAGCTCCACCAGCGCCTCCACGCTGCGATGCAGGGCTGCCGCCATCTGCGTGTTGTGCCGGGTGCGCAGCGAGATCGGGCGGCTCATTGGGCACCCCCAATGCGGGCTACGCAGGGATTGCCGCCGGCCAGCGCGGCAGCCGGGAACAGGCGCACGTCGTTGACGGCGAACGGGGCATAGGCGGTGCCGATGATCTCGGGCAGGTCGTTGTTGCACACCGCATACCAGCGCATCGTGCCCCAGGCGTAACTGCCGGCCGGCGCCGCACCGAAGTCAGCGTAGGTCTGCAGCAGGGTGATCGGCTCGCCGAAGCCGGGGATGGGCGACACGTCGGCGTAGACCGCATCCGGGCCGAGCTGGCACAGCAGGGTCATACGCGAGGGACGGACGACGCCCTGCACCTGGACCGCGCACCGGTGCTGGCCGGTGGTCTCAGCCCACAAACCAGACCACCCCGCGGACCAGGGGCGATCCTTGGCGATTGCCGGCAGCGCCAGCGCGATCAGCAAAACAAACGTCAAAGCGCGCATCAGTGAGTACTCCTGCGGTCGGCGTGGGCTGTGGCGTGCGCGGCTTCGAGCGCGCCCTTGTCTTTGGGGTTGCGGGGATGGGTGCAGGTATTCGCGCGGGCCTGGGCAGTGTTGGCGCGCATATCCACACAGGCGGCGCACTCGCACTTGTTCCTGGCGACGACGTCCGCCTGAAGACGTGCCGCGACCAGGATGCGATCGACCAGCCGCCGGCCGGCCTCCGATCCGGACAGCTCGATCAACGAACCGAGCGTGCCGAACTTGTCCAGGTGGAAGTTCATCAGCTTCGCGAGGGCTTCGACGGAGGTGTTCATCGGCCACCTTCCTTAACCATCTCGGCCGTCACCTTCGGCGCGCCCAAGCTCGCAGCCAGGTTGAATGCCCGCGCCAGCACGTTGTGCACGGCCAGCGGGTACAGGTTGCTGGACTTGCCGCGGCTGGTTCCCGATTGCGTGGTCATGCGCGACACCAGCGCATCGAGCGCGAGCGGATCGACCAGGTCGGTGAGCTTCAGGCCGAGGCGCTCGAACCGATGCGTGAGGTAGCCCGGCAGGTTCTGATCGAGCGGCGGCAGGTGCACCAGCTCGACGCGCTGGACGACCTCGCGCACCTCGGGGTTCTGCTCGCTGAGCTTCGCGGCGAGCTCCGGCTGGCCCAGCAGGATGATGCTGATCAGCGGGCGCAGGCCGTCCTTCAGTTCGATGAAGCGCTTCAGGTGCTTCAGCGTCGGGATCGCCAGGGCATGCGCTTCCTCGATCAGCAGCAGGTGCCGGTGGCCGGCGCGACTGCTGTCGCGCAGCGTGTTGTGCAGCTGGCGCCAGCGCGCATCGGGGCTGCCCATCACGCGGGTGAGTGGCGCCACCGTGGCCATGATCGCGTCGGCGATGTGCGTGGCCTTGAGGATCTTGCCCTTGCTCTCGCTGTCTTCCATCGCCAGGACATAGGGCAGCGCGACCAGCACCGGCTGCGCATCGCGGTGCAGACGGTCGATCAGTTCCTCGCGCAGCGTGGACTTGCCGGCGCCGCTCTCGCCGATGACGGCCAGAAAGCCGCCGTGGCGCACCTTGTCCATCATCGCTTCGCGAACGTAGCGGATGTCCGGGCTGCCGGTGTAGACGTCGGCCAGCTCGCGGGGATCAGCGAAGGGATCGCGCGCCAACTGGAAGTGGCGGCGGGTGGATTCGCTCAATGTCTCTTTGCGTAGTAGCATTTCAGTCTCCTGCTTCGGTGGGGTCATTGCTTTGCTGGTACCCGGCCTCGACGTGTTGACGCACGTCGGGGCCTTTTCTTTGCGCGACCAGTCGGCGGTGATGCCGCGGGCGCGCAGGAACTCGGTGATGCGGGTGCGCACCAGGGCGCGGTCACGCGCCGGCCACACACCGCGGTTGGCGATCTGGCTGATCGCCGAGCGGGACACGTCCGCCGCGCGGGCGATGTCCAGCAAGTGAATCCGGTGCTCGGCGCAGATGGCGCGCAGGCGCAACGGGGTCATGCGGCACCGCCGGAGATCGTGCGCAGGGCCGGCGTCAGCAGATGCAGCACCGCCGTGTCGAAGTCGTCCTCCGTCAAGCCGTCCGGCCAGCGCGCCAGGGCACGCGCGTAGTGCGCGTCCTTGTCCCAGGCCATGCCGCGGTCTTCGATGCGGCGCTTGAGTTCGCGCACCGTTTCCAGGAAGGACCAGCGGCGTGGCTCGTAGGTCGGCCGGATGCTGGGAATGCGCTCGGTGCCTTCCCGGTCGGCCGGTGCGTCAACCACTCGTGGCGTGCCCGCACGCGGCAACATCGGCAGCGCCGGCTTATCGGTGATGTGCTTCATCGGATCGATCGACCCACCGAACGCACGGCGCTTGGCCTTGCGCGCGGCAACTGCCTCGGCGTCGGTGGCCACGTCCATCGTGAGCCGTTCGATCTCTTTGCGGACGGCATCGACTGGCGAGTCAGGTACCGCCTTGAACTCGGTCCCGATCTGCGCCGCGTTGCGCTCGAACCCGAAGTCGCCGATCTCGATCTGCGGTGCCAGGTAGTACGCCGGCCGGCCGTCTTCGCCGGTGGTGACAATCCGCAGGGTGCCGGGGTCCAGCGCGTTGGTGATTACCAGCACTTCGCCGTCGTTGATCACGCCCGGCAGGCCGGACACATCCCACACCTTGCCCTTGTACTTCACCCGGTAGTCGCGCACGCGGCGGGCTTCGGGGTCGGTGGTGCACAGCGCGCGCAGGGTCTCCACTGGCGGCGCCAGAATCAGTTGCTCCTGGGTGATCCGGGACCAGCCGGCGCGGCGCGTCATGCCGGTGCGGCTGTGCACCTGCGTGGCGTTGTAGTCGCGGCCCCAGGTGGCGGCAAGGGTGTTGATTTGTTCCAGGCTGGTGATCGGTGCCGCCAGCTTCAGCGGCGCCTCGAACTTGGTCTCGACGATGTACTGCGCGTTCTCGCACTGCCCCTTGGCGCGCGCATTGCCGACCGCGTTGGGAATCACTTCGATGCCCAGCGCGGCGAGCAGATTGCGCACCACGTTGGTCAGGATGAAGCTGCCCTGGTCGGCCATCAGGTACTTGCAGATGCCGTGCATCACATCGCCAGGGCGCGGCGTCATCGCGTAGATCAGCGCGGCGATGAAGTTGGCCGCGCTCTCGGCACCCTGCACATAGAACACCACGATGTAGCCGCTGGCGTGGTCGGTGATCACGTAGCGCCACAAGCGGCGATCATTGATCTTGACGAAGTTCTGCGGCTTGCCGCGGTAGAACTCGCGCTGCGGCATCACCCGCGTGCCATCGTCGGCCAGGTAGAACTGACGGCTCACCGAGGCGTCGATCTGCCAGCAATGGTTCGGGCACGGGCTGCTCAGTCGGCTGGCCGGCGTGGGCGCGGCCAGTTGACCAGGGTGCATGTGGTAGTGGCGCAGGGCGCGGCGGATCGCCGAGTTGCTCAGTGGTGTCCACTCGCCCGTGGTCGGATCTACGCGGCCGGCGCTGATCTTGCCATTGCTGCGCAGCACATCGAGCGCGGTATCGATCGACACCTCGCCGGTGCCGGTCAGCCGCCGCGTTTCTTCTACCGTCGCGGAGATGATCAGCGCCTCTTCGCGGCTCAGCGAATGGCTGCCCTTGTCGGTGCGCCGCTTGCGCGGCTTGCTCACCGTCACCTGATTGAGCTTGCTGATCAGCGTCTGATAGGTCATGCCGAGGCGCTTGGCCTCGGCCTGATAAAAGGCCGTGCGCCCGCCATGCTTGATCGACGCGAGGCGCGTGGCCACATCGGCCAATTCCGACATCAATGCTGGCGTGGGGGCGCGCGCCATGACTTACAGACCCGCGTCCCGGCGCAACTGCTCCAGGTACGCGCCATCGTTCAGCACCGGCAGGCCGAAGTCATCGCGCAGGCCGCGCAGGTCCATCAGCAGCTCGGAGATGATGCCGCCCATGTAGGCGTCGTGATTGATGTCGTGCTGGATGGCGTGCTCGCGCAGCGCGCTGAAGCGCTCGCGCAGGCTGTCCACATCGTCGCCAGTGGCGAAGATGTCGGCGCGCAGTTGCAACACGGTCAGGCCAGTCTTCTCGCGCAGCTTGGCGCCAGCTTCGTCGGGTGTGGCTTTGCTGGCATCCAGGCGGGCTTTGCGCAGTTCTTTGTTGAGGCGCTCTATCTCGCGTTCGCGGGCACCAGCGCGCTCGTCTTTGGCCGACATATCGTCGCGTGCTTCGCGGATAGCGGCGCGGAGCTCGTCGCGCGTCATGGCCTCAATGCCATCAATCCGGAGTGAGCCCGTCTGACCGGTCTCCGCCAGCTCCGTAAACTCGCTTTCGGGCAACGAAAGCAGCTCGATCAGCTTGCTTTGCGTTCCAGCAGCTTCGATCAAATGCGTCGCCCGCGACGCATTTGGCAGCTTCGCGACGCGTCGCGCGGCTTCCATCATCCGCTGCGCATGGCGCGGCTCAAGGCCAAGTCGACTGATCATCCCGGCCCACTCACCATGCGAGGCGCACTCGCGGGCAACCAGCAACAGCCCGCCGGCTTTCAGGAACTCCTCGGCGCCGCGGCGCAGCGAACTGCGGATTTCGGCCTCGTAGTGATCGGGATGCCACGGCAGACCATTGCCGTGCTCTGCAATCACCAACTGGGTACGCTCACTGTGCGCGCGCTCGCGGGCAGTTTCGATATCGACATCGTCGTTGTTCAATGACATGGGTGACTCCGTTGGGTGGGCGCGTCAAGCGCGGGTGTAGTTGTGGTCTGTGTCGTCAATGCGCTGGCGCAGGCGCGCCATCTCCGCCTGATGGGCGTGAGCCAAGCGCACCAGGCGCGGAGCGAGCCGCCACCGGTCATCGCGACCGGGGATGCGCTGGGTGTAGCCGAGTGATTCGAGCGCCTGGAGATCCTTGAGCGTGGTCGGTCCGGACTGGCCGACGGCGTCCATGACGTCCTTGAGACGGAGCCCGTCGTAGCTATGGCCCCCGAGCGACTCGATCACGGCGAGGGTGCGGGCGACGGCGGCGGGCACTGATGCGCTCATGAGCGAGCCCCGCCATCTTCACTTCGTCGCGAGCGGTGCGGTTGACTTTGGCCGGCCCGCAACACGTCGGTCTGCCGGTTAATCGCGCGCGCGACACTGAGCAACGAGATACCGATCCCAACCAGGTGAGACTCAATCCGCTTCATGCGCTCGTCGAGGCTCGGCGAATGCAAGTCTTTGCCGCCAGCAGGCAGATTCGTGCCAAGGATGTGGTCAACATCCAGATTTAGATCCGGACGCCGCTGAGCGAGGGCGCGCAGATCGCGTTCCGGAAAACTTCCCTTTGTCTTTCGAGCACTGAACGCTTTCTGTGAAAGGCCAAGCATTGCGCCGACTTCGTAGTCGGCTGCGAGCCCTAACGCGACCTTCAGCCGAAGCAGCTTCGTATTGAAGTCGGTGCTCATGCCGCAGCACTCAAACCGGGCGTAGACTCTTGCACCTTGAGTCGCAGCTTCACGGCGATGTCATGGGCGCGACCGTAGTGCGCTTTCGAAACGCCGTTAAGAACTCGATACACCTCGTAGCGCTGATAGCCGTGTTCGCGCGCCCAGGTGGTGAACGTAATGCCAGCAGCTCGAAACTGCTGTTTGACCTGTTCGGGGGTCAGCGTTGTGAGACTGCTCATGTCGTTTGCCCTTTTTGATACGTCGATGGCAGATACATGATGAGAACCAAAGTTCTCATTGTCAAGGGGGAAAGGTGAATCTTGGATCTCGCATTGTGGCTGCGCGCAAAGCGCTCCGCCGCACTCAAGCAGAGCTGGCCGCTCAGTGCGGTGTGTCCCGCGAGATGTGGGGGAAGTACGAGAGGGGCGCCGCAATCCCAGGCGGCGAGATCCTCACTCGAATGGCCGAGATTGGAATCGACGTAGGGCCAGCGCTCACTGGCGAACTCAAGCGCGAGGGCGACTTCATCAGGACCGAAGAGGCACTGCGTGCCGCGCGCGGGGACGCGCCATCACCTGATGCAGAGGCGGCGCTCAATTCGCTGGCACGGGAAGAGCGCGTCCGCGCCGCTCAGCTCGTCGCCATTCGCGCGCTGCTAATGAACATGTCGCGGCCATCGTTCGAGGGTTGCGTAAACCTTGTCGTCAGCTACAGCCGAATCAGCTTGGACGACCAGGCTGCACTGGTCCGTCACGCCTCAGCGTTGGATTCCGTCAAAGACTCAGGAGGTGCTTACCGCCCTAAGCCGGCTGGGCCTGACCAGCCCAGCATCCACGAGACACCTCGCAGCTACGCCGGCCGCAAGAAACCATCGGAGGCCGCGTGACCCTGAAAGCTGAGATCAGCGGCAGGCCCTTGAGCGAAGACGAACTACACGTTCGCGAACTCAACAAGCGGGCAACCGAAATCAAAGCGACCGATATCCACGGCGCGGTGCAGTGCATCAAGGAGGCGCATGACATCGCGAAGCGCACGGGTGCTTTCGGACATCCGATGGAGTTCTGGTTGCGCTTGCCACTGTTCCTCCAGGAAGCTGGTGAGATGGAAGCCGCAGAGGTGGTGTTCCACCAGATCGAGCGAGAGATCAAGGCCGGCGTCTACGGCGATGCAAGATCAGCCTTTCTGCGCATCCTCAACCGCAAGCGCGACTTGGCGCGCGACCGTGAATCGCGCGCAATCGCAAAGCGCGAGGCGCGAACCAAGAAAGCGAAAACCACATGACCGAGAAACTCCCCGGCGACTTCGGCGCTAACTGGTCGCCCAAGATCGTGGCTGTAGTGGCAGTCGGCCTTGCAGTGATCGGTGGCGCCGCGTACTACCTGCCTCTGTGGAACGCCCAGCGCACAGTCGCCGCGCGACTGATTGATCCGGAGTCGGTGCTGTTCCGCGAGGTTCGTCGTGGCCAGGACGCGATCTGCGGCGAGTTCAATGGGAAGAACAGGTTCGGCGGCTATACCGGATTCGGCCGCTTCATCGTAACAGGCAGTGGCCTGGTGTTCATGGATGCGCCAGAGGACCAGGCTGCCAGCAAGCGCTGGGCGAGCTACTGCTGAAGCTTGCCAACTTCTCTGGAAGCCGAAAGTGAAAGGAATCTCTTGATGAACATCTCGTATTTCACCTATGACTTGGCGCGGACCTCCGCACCGGGGAATTTCACCCGCATGGATCTTCGCGCGCTCGTATCGAAGTGGGCGGCGATGCAGAAAAAGAAATTGGTGAGCGTGGACCATGGTGAAGACAAGCTGTTCCTGCTCCCCGAGGCGGCCGGCGTGTATCTCCTCGTCCAGACTCGCGACGAGGAACTGGCCCGCGTACTCAGCCGTTCCAACAAGCAAGCGAAGGACGTAAGGAGTGCGCTCGCGACCGGCGACTCATTGGGGTTTGCGAGTTACCTGTATGTGGCGGACCATTGGCTTGCGCTCGGGTGCAGGGTGCTTTCCCCGCGAGCGAGAGCGTGTGAACATTTTCTAAACACAATGCTCCGCGCGGTCGGCCTACCATTGCTGCTACGCATGACGGCGGTCCAGACGAACTTGACCACCAAGGATGCGCGGCAACTCTCATTTGTGAGTTCGGTTCGAGTGGCCGTCACGGATACATCGAAGCTCACTCAAGATATCGTAGCGGCGTTGGGTTTAGCGAACTCGAAGTACAGTGCCGGCGAGATCGAGATAAAGTTCAAGCCCAAGAATCCCGGTAGCAATGCGCCTTTGTTGAAGTCCTTGTTGTCGAACGTCCCGAATGCTGACATCGCCAGGCTTCAGATCCGAGCGAAGACAGCACTCCAAGATCAGCTGGCTGACTACTTCGTCGTTGGGTCTGGAAACGTCCGGGACAACATCGACGATGATCCTGCGACGGTAAGCCAGCATGTTCGAAGCGCCGCAGCGTCTAACGTTGCGTTGCAGATGGAGCTTCAGGAGCACACGACAAATGTCGACGCGGAGAAAAATCTTCCTGGCTTGCTTGATGACCTGCTTAATCGAGCTGCCTCTGTGCATCTATCTAACTCCCTGGTTCCGGTCGATGGCGTCGAGGTGGTCCCTTGAACCAGCTGGGCAATTTGATTTCGGCGGAGTGATTGCTGGATCTGCCTTCGCAGCAATTGCTTTGCTCGTCGGCGTTGTAAGCCTTGCCAGCATCAGCGCAGGCACGAAACGGTTCGCTCAATGGCGGACCAAGGGGTACATGTGGTTCTGGGCTGGGGCCATCGTCCTATCGATCGTGCACTTCGCGGTTGCCTTCGCGAGCGGCCTGTCCGTCTTTTTCATTAAGGCCCCTTCTGCCTTCATTGTTCAGTTCGGAGTGGTTCAGCTTGCCTCTGGGGCCCTTGCATTGATCATCGTTTCGACCCCGATGCTGGCACTCGCACTTAGGTCGGACGCTGATCTCTACTAGGTCGCTTTGGAACTCGTTCCCAATACATCCCCGTCCTGATCCACGAACCTAACCCCCGCACAGCGCTTGCCGGGGGTTGCCCGGCTTACCTGGTCGGGAGTGTGTCGTGGACGAGAAGCCGAATTTGTTCCGCCGCACCTTTGCGCGCATGCAGGCGCATCCGGTGTTGTGGTTGTTCCTGATCACCTTCGCGGTGACCGCGTTCCTCAACCCGGTCAAGGTCGGGTTGTTCGCCTGGGCGGTCAGCAAGCTCGCCGGGTTTGCGTTCCTCGGCCACTGGATCGATTCGCGGTTCTTTGCCGATGCGCAGCCGAACAAGTTGCAGGGCATAGAGCAGGGCACGGCCTGGAAGCGCAAGGCGCTGATCATCGCGGCGGCGATTGTGGCCGGGGCGCTGGCGTGAAGGGGCTGGCGTTCCTGGCGCTGGTGGCCTGGGTCAGTTTCTTCGTGCTGTACCTGCGCGATGCGCTCTGGCAGCGCGAGCCGCCTTACTGGCTGGAGCGCCTGGTGGTTTCGTCGGTGTGTTTGTTGTCGCTGCTTCTGATCGGCGCGGTGCTCGGCTCTAGCGCCTGCGCGGCCACTCCTGCGCAGCCTGTCAGCATCAAGGTTCCAGAGGCTTCGGTGCTCTATCGACTTCGCGTCGAGCGCGCGGCCAACGACTACTTTGGCATATCCGCATCGCCGGCACGCCTGGCTGCGCAACTGCACCAGGAGTCCGCCTGGCGCCCGGATGCGCGCAGCAAGTACGCGTCGGGGCTGGCGCAGTTCACGCCGGCAACGGCCAAGTGGCTGCCTGCGGCGTGCCCTGAAATCGGCACGTTCGATCCGTGGGACCCGAGCCAGTCGATTCGCGCCGCGGCTTGTTACGACCGCTGGCTGTATGACCGTGTGACCGGAGCCAGCGAGTGTGATCGCTGGGCATTTGCCCTGTCTGCCTACAACGGTGGTCTCGGGTGGGTGAATCGTGACCGCCGCAGGGCGTCGGCTACCGGAGCCGATGGTGCTCGCTGGTTCGGTCACGTTGAACTTCACACGTCCCGCGCCAGCTGGGCGCGGGACGAGAACCGATCGTATGTGCGCCGCATCCTGCTGCGCATCGAACCTGCCTACATCGCCGCCGGCTGGTCCGGCGCCGCGGTGTGCGCGCAATAGGAGGCGAGATGTACGGGCACATCCCCGACTATCTGAATGCAGAGGCGTTGCGTCTGCGGGCGGAGCGCGCCGAGCACCAGGCCGGCCGCTGGCGCGTCACAGCCTACGTGCTGCTGGTGCTGCTGATTGCGCAGACTTGGCTGGTGGTCGACACCGCGATGGAGCTGCAGCACGTTCGCCAGGGCGCCGCCAAGCAGGCTGACCAGGTCGCAGTCTGGACAGAGCAAACGGCCGACTTGAATCAAGGCTTGCGTGCTGAGAGGCGGCGAGCGGAAGGCGAGCTTCAGGCATGCGTCGAGCAGTGGGAGGCGATCGACATGCCGACGGTGCTCTGCTCGCAGCAGGCCGCCGACGTCGACGATGCGCGCCTCGCTGCAGAGCGAAATTTCAAGGTCTGCCTGGCCGCCAATGCTGGTCTGGTTGAGGTACTTCAGGAGTTCGACCGCACGGTCAAGGATCAGAAACTGCTGATCAACGATGCCGTCGAGATGGCGAAGCGCTGCGAGGCGAAACCCACCACCTGGGTGGCGCGAGTTCCTGCAGCCAGCGAGGTGATCCGGTGATCAAGCAACGCCTCCTTGCTGCCGGTGGCCTGCCGATCGCGGCCAAGCTGATTGCCGCGCTGGCGGTGGCGTGCCTGGTGCTGGCTGCGCTGCTGGGGCTATCGGCCTGGGGCAACTTGCACCTGTTCCATTCCGGCGCCAAGGTGGCGGCGAACCTTGGCGCCAAGCTGGCTGCATCCGAGGCCAAGGGCGCGGCCGAGCTGAGTGCGTGCGCGGGAATCAACGCCAACGTGGTGGCCACTGTCCATGCGCTGGGTGACGAATTGCACGCCTGCCGTGGGTCTGAGCAGAAGCTGGAGGAAGCCCGCCGCCTGGCGCTGCGGCAGCGCGAGCGCGCGCGGCAAGCCGCCGAAGGCGAGGCATTGATGCGACGCGAGGCCATCGAGGCCATTGTGAGGCGTGATGAAAGTTGTAGCCGCCCTGTTTGCAGGGCTCTGTCTGACGAGCTGCTCGGGCATCCGGCCAACGGTGACGCTCAGTGATCCGCAACTTGTGCGCGTGCCGGGGGCGACACGTTACGTCTCAATTGACGAGACGCTGACTGCCAAGACTCCGGCCCCTGCAGCACCGGTGCCGATGTGCGTGGACGCCAACGGCGTGCCGGTGCTTTGCGACAGTCAGATCAGTCAATGGGTGCGCAGCCTTGAGGCTGCGTTGTCGTCTTGCAATGCGGACAAGAGCGCCATTGCCACACTGCCACTGGAGCCCAAGTGACCGACGTCATCGACCAGGCGCAAATCCGCGAGGAGATGGACCGCGATATCGCGCTGGAAGCGCAGCGTCGGCGGACGGCCGAGGCCTTCGCGCCGCGAGATCCTGACGCTGCGAACTGGTGCATTGAATGCGACGGGCCGATCGAACCCGAACGCCTGCGCGTGCTGGTGAGCACCGCACGCTGCGCCAGTTGCGCGCACGACTTTGCACGCCAGCACGGGAGGGCCTAATGGATCTGCAGATGATCAGCGTAGTAGTCACGGTCGGCGCCGCTGTGCTCGGCCTGCTTGTGGCCTTCGGACGCATGGCGCTGGGGCAGTTCGAGCGGCGCATCAGCTCCGGTTTCGAGCAACTGCAGGAAAGCATTGCGGGCGAACGCGCCCAGGTTGCTGCGATCAAGCGGCAAGTCGAGGCGCTGTCGCAGTCGCTGCCGGTCGAGTACGTACGGCGCGAGGACTGGATCAGGTTCTCCAGCGTCATTGACACGAAACTCGATCGTTTGAGCGAGCGGCTTTCAGATCTGACGCGAGCTGAACTGGCGCGCGTTTCTGCAATTCAGAGGGGTCAGTCGTGATGGACATCGAAAAGGAACAACGCGAAGAAATGCGCTGGCGCGCGTTGGTGGTGCTCAATGCCGGCCGGCCCAAGCCGGTGCCGGAGAGCCTCATCCTGCGCGTGCTTACGGACGTGTCGCTTCCCGCCACGCCGCACAGCCTGCGCCGTGAACTGGATTACCTGGAGCACCGCAGTCTGATCGCGATCACGCACCGCGAACGCCCGGTGTGGATGTGCGAACTGACGCACCTGGGCGTCGACCTTGTCGAGTACACGGTGCCGTGTCATCCGGGGATTGCGCGACCGGAGCAGCAGTAACCGATGGCCGCCCGCTCCAAGATCACCCAGCTCCCCGAGGCCGTCCGCAAGGAACTCGAACAGCGCTTGATCGCGCACAACTTCGCCAACTATGACGGCCTGGCCGAGTGGCTCGGCGAGCAGGGTTTCGAGATCCACCGATCGAGCGTCTATCGCTTCGGCGCGCAGTTCGAAGAACGGGTACGCGCGCTCAAGGCGAGCACCGACCAGGCGCGCGCGATCGTCGAGGCATCGCCCGATGACGATGGCGCCATGAATGAGGCGCTGATGCGCCTGACCCAGCAGATGGCCTTCGATCTGCTGATGCAGTTGCAGGTCGATCCGGAGTCGATCGAGTTCCCGAAACTGGTCCGCGCGATCGCGGATATGAACCGGTCCTCGGTGACGCTCAAGAAGTACCAGAGCGAGGTGCGCGAGCGCGTGGCAGCCGCGGCCAAGAACCTGGGCGACGTGGCCAAGCGCCGCGGAATGAGCAAGGAAGCGGTCGACGAGATTCGCCGCGAGATCCTCGGGATTGCCGCGTGACCACCAACCCGCTGACCGAGGCGATTGCCAACACGGCGGGCGCTCAGGCGCCCGCGGCGTTGATGCCGTATCAGCAGCGCTGGATCGCCGACACCTCGCCGCTGAAGATTGCCGAGAAGGGCCGTCGAATCGGCCTGACCTGGGCGGAGGCCGCGGACAACGTGTTGACCTCGGCGGCCGAGCGCAAGGGCGGCGGGCAGAACTGCTACTACATCGGCTACAACATGGACATGGCGATCGAGTACATCGAAGCCTGCGCCATGTGGGCGCGCGTGTTCGACAAGGCCGGCAGCGCGATCGAGGAAGGTGAAGAAATCTTCCGCGACGAGAAGGACGCCGAGCAGCGGATCAAGACCTATACGATCAAGTTCCCGAGCGGATTCCGCATTGTGGCGCTAAGCAGCCGCCCGGCGAATCTGCGCGGCAAACAGGGCGTGGTGATTATCGACGAGGCCGCATTTCACGGCGCCCTCGATCAATTACTGAAGGCGGCGCTGGCGTTATTGATTTGGGGCGGGCGCGTTCGGGTTATCTCCACACACGATGGCGACCAGAATCCATTCAATGAATTGCTGAATGAGATTCGTGCCGGCAAACGCAAGGGCAGCATTCACCGGATTACTTTCGGCGATGCGATTGCTGATGGCCTGTTCCGTCGCGTGTGCATGCGCCGCGGCATGGATTGGTCGGAGGAAGCGCAGGCCGCGTGGATCGCGGACGTTTATGCGTTCTACGGCGATGCGTCTGAGGAAGAGCTGGACGTCATTCCGTCGCAGGGCTCCGGCGCCTGGTTGACCTCGGCGCTGATCGAGGCGCGCATGACCGATACACCGGTGCTGCGCCATACCTGCCCGAAGGACTTCGAGCAGCTGCCCGACAAAGAGCGCCACGAGGTTGTTCAGGACTGGCTCGAATTCGAAGTGGCGCCGCGTCTGGCCGCGCTCGATCCGGATGCGCAGAGTGTGTTCGGCCTCGACTTTGGCCGCAGTGGCGACCTGTCGGTGGGCGTGCCGGCACAGATCGACAGCGGGTTGAAGCGGCGCGTGCCGTTCATCCTGGAACTGCGCAACATGCCGCACAAGCAGCAGATTCAGGTGTGCTCGTTCGTGCTGTCCAGGCTTCCGCGGTTGCGCAAGGCGGCGGTGGATGCACGCGGCAACGGACATGCACTGGCGGAGTTCCTGGCGCAGGAGTTCGGCTGGGCAATCGTCGAACTGGTGATGCTCAGCGAGGGCTGGTATCGCGAGCACATGCCGCCCCTGAAGGCTGCGTTTGAAGACGACACGATCAGCATCCCGCGCGATCGCGACACGCTGGCCGATCTGCGCGCGATCAAGATGGTGAAGGGCGTGGCGCGGGTGCCGGACACGCGCACCACCGGAAAGGATGGCGGCAAGCGCCACGGCGACACCGGCATCGCGGTGGCGTTGATGCACTACGCCAGTCGGCAGGAATGGGAGTTGATCGAGATCCACCGCGTGCAGCCCGGCGCGGCCGCAAATGACACGGACCGCGACATCCGGCGCGGTGCCGGCTGGCGCTCTCAGAAAGGCATCTGGTGATGGCAAAGACCTCGCGCATTGTTGGCCCTGATGGTCAGCCGATTGAAATGGACCTGCTCGATCAGGAGATCTCCGCACCGTCGATCGCCGGCATCCGGCAGCCGTGGCATGCGTCGGTGGCGTCGAACCTGACACCCACGCGCCTGGCGCAGATCCTGGCATCCGCGGCGGAGGGCGACGCGCACGACTACCTGACGCTCGCCGAGGAAATGGAAGAGCGCGACATGCACTACGCGTCTGTGTTGGGGACGCGGAAGCTGGCGCTGGTGGGGTTGGAAGTGCGGGTGGAATCGGCCACTGACGATGCCGCGGACGTGGCGCGCGCCGACGCCGTACGCGAACTGGTCGATAGCGCTGACTTTGGCGAACTGATCGCCCACCTGGTGGATGCGCTCGGCAAGGGGTACGCGGTTTCCGAGATCCTGTGGGACCGCAGCCAGAAGCTGTGGGTGCCGCGGTTTGCGCCGCGCGATCCGCGGTTCTTCACCTACGATCGCGACACTGGCACGGTGCTGCGCCTGCTCGATGCGCAGGACTCGGCGCAGGGCATCCAGATGCCGCCGTACAAGTTCGTGGTGCACCAGCCGCGTATCCGCTCGGGCCTGCCCATCCGCGGCGGCCTGGCGCGCCTGGCTGCGCCTGCGTACATGTGCAAGGCGTGGACCTGGCGCGACTGGATGGCCTTCGCCGACATCTACGGCATGCCGATGCGCATCGGCACCTATGGACCCAACGCCAAGCCGGCCGATATCGCGCGCCTGATGGCGGCCGTCACCAACCTCGGCAGCGACGCCGCGGCCGTGATGTCCGAATCGACCAAGATCACGTTCGAGGCCGCGGCCAACGTGGCCGGCGCGGGCGACTTCTTCGACAAGCTGGCCACGTTCTGGGACAAGCAGATCAGCAAGGGCGTGCTCGGTCAGACGATGACCGCAGACGACGGCTCTTCGAACTCCCAGGCGCAGGTGCACCAGCTGGTGCGCCTCGACATCCTCACCGCCGATGCCCGCGCGCTGAGCACCACGCTGGCCAAGCAGGTGGTGCGCGCGTTCGTCGATCTCAACTTTGGCCCGGCCGAGCGCTGCCCGAAGCTCACGGTGGTGGTGCCGGAACCCGAGGACACCAAGGCGCTGGTAGAGGCGTTGGCCAAGCTGGTGCCGCTGGGGTTGCGGGTGGAACAGTCGGTCATTCGCGACAAGCTCGGCATTCCAGATCCGGCGGACGATGCGGAGATTCTGTTGGCGCCGGCCGCTGCATCGCCGTCAGTGCCGCCGGCAAAGCCGGCAGCCAATCGCGCTGCCAATGCAGCAAAGCGCTCGTCGAACAATGAAGAGCCGACCGCTGCCGACTTGATCGCCGAGCGCATGGCCATCGAAGCAGCCGGCGCGCACAGCGACTGGTTGCGCCGGATTCAGGAGATCGTCGACAGCGCCGACAGCATGGAAGCGTTGCGCGACCAGCTGCTCGAGGCCTTCGCGGAACTGCCGACCGCTGACTTGGCGCTCGTGATGGAAGCCGGGTTCGCGGTGGCCGAGTTGGCCGGTCGAATGGACGCCAGGCAGGAGTCCGGCCGTGGCGGCAAGCGCTGAAGTCCGCGGCATCCTGAAGCGTCCGTTCGCCGAGCAGGTCGCGTTCTTTCGCGGCAAGCTCGGCAATCTGGTACCGACGGCGGCGTGGGACGATCTGTGGAAGGAGCAGCACGACCGCGCGTTCATGGTCGCAGGCGCGGCCAAGGCGGACTTGCTGGCGGACCTTGCCGCGGCAGTGGATCGTTCGATCAGCGACGGCGGCAGCATCGGTCAGTTCCGCAAGGACTTCGACGCCATCGCCGCGCGCCACGGCTGGGCCTACAACGGCGAGCGCAACTGGCGCACGCGCACCATCTACCGCACCAACGCCGCCACCAGCTACGCGGCCGGGCGCCTGGCGCAGTTGCGCGAGGGCGGCTTCCCGTTCTGGATGTACAAGCACGGCGGTTCCGCAGACCCGCGCCCGCAGCACCTGGCGTGGGATGGCATGGTGCTGCCGGCCGATCACCCATTCTGGAACACCCACAGCCCGCCGAATGGCTGGGGCTGCTCCTGCCGCATCGTCGGCGTGCGCGACAAAGACATGGCGCGCAGGCTGGGCGGCAAGCCGGACAAGGCGTTGCCCGAGGGCTGGGACGAGGTCAATGCGAAGACCGGTGAGCTTGCCGGCATCGACAAAGGTTGGGGGTATCAGCCGGGGGCGACGGCTGACGCGCTATCCGTCGCTGGTATGAAGCTGGAAACGCTTCCATCGCCCCTTGCTTCTTCGCTTGGCGATGCGCTTGCGCCGGTCATCGATCGCCAATTTCCAGCTTGGGTAGATGACGTCCTCGACGGAAAGACTCACCGCCCAGGCCTCGTTGGCGCGATCGCACGTGCAGACATCGATCTTCTCGATGCGCGCGGAATAGCGCCGTCAGGCGTTGAGATCTACGTAAAGCCCGGACTACTTCATGGGCCGAAGGCGTTACGTCATCAGAAGAAGGGCGACGAGCTCAGTCCGGACGAATGGCGCGCCCTGCCATCGAGGCTGCGCAATCCAATGGCAGTCCTGCTGGATGTTGACACCAGGAATCTGATCTACGTATTGGCGGGGCCGGACAGGGTTCCACAGTTCGCGGTCGCGCTCGACTACTGGATCAAGGCGGATGGCAGGAAGCAACAGGTCAACGCGATTGTGTCGGCATACCGTCCGCGCATCGCCGATCTGCGCGCGCGCGTTCTCGCGCCAGACGCACCCGATCGGGCTGGGGGATTTCGACTGTTGAGAGGTAAGATCGGATGATGGAGGGACGGAAGTCCCCTCATGCACGGCACGGGTCGCGCCCGTGGTGGCGTGGAATCCGGCTTGCCTCGCCTCACCATCCGACAACCCAAGGTTAGCACGGCATGGAAATCAAGGTGACATTGGCGGCTGAACAGGCTGACGCCCTGTTCAAAGAGCTGATCGCCCGCGGCACCAACCTGACACCCCTGATGCAGGATCTCGGCGAGTACCTCACCGAGACCACCAAACAGCGCTTCCAGACCAGCACCGCGCCGGACGGCCAGAAGTGGAAGCCCAACGCCCAGGCCACCTATCTGGCATACCTCGGCGCCTTCAAAGGCAGCTTCGGCAAGACCGGCAAGATCACCAAGGGCGGCGCCGGCCGCGCGATGGGCAAGAAGCCATTGATCGGCGAGACCCGGCGACTGTCCAGCGAGATCTACTATCAGGCCGATCGGCAGAGCGTCGAGATCGGCTCCGGCCTGGTCTACTCGGCGATCCACCAGTTCGGCGGCCAGGCCGGCCGCGGCCTTTCGGTGAAGATTCCGGCCCGTCCATTCCTCGGAATCAGCTCCAGCGACGAGGCCGCAATCACCGACATGGCCGGCGCTTACCTTGCTGGCTTGTAATGTTGCGTCAGTCGCAACATTCTTTCCGATCCGTTTCGCCAGCATTCGCTTTGTTTCGCCTAGTTTCGGCCTTTATCAAGCTTTCGACCCCTGATCTTTCAAGCACCTGCTCATGTGGCCAGTTTCGGCAATCTCACCATCGATAACGCCGGCAATGGCTACACACTGACTGCGGCGAGCGCCGGACTGACCGGTGCA